TTGTCCCCGTGAATGACCTGCGCGATCACTACGCCAGCACCAACTGCTGGTGCAAACCCACTGAGGATCCCGAGTGGACCGATGTCTGGGTGCATCACGCGATGGACAAGCGAGAAGAATACGAGCATGGGAGGGCGACATCATGACCCGAGAAGACATCCTCAAGCTGGCGCGGGTGGTTGGATTGCATAGTGCAGTTTTGCTGCACATATACGACGGCAGAGAGGGGGCGCTGACGGACCAAGAACTGGCCGAGTTGCAGAGGCTTGAACGCTTCTTCCGGCTGGCCTACGAGGCCGGTGCCGCAGCAGAACGCGAGGCGTGTGCCAAGCTCGCCGAAACAACGGTGTGCGACACACATCTTCCGACAGGCGTGCAAATCTATGGCAGCAAAGCCGCCGCAGCCATCCGCGCAAGGGGGAACAAATGAAAGAATCAATTATCAAAGCCCTGAATAAAGGGCTTACAGATCAACGATGGACAATCGTTGGCTACGGCGGTTCTTGGTCTAGGGCCATAGCCCCGCTACAGCAATACATTGAACGCAAGGTGCGTAAGGCAGTCATGGCAGAACGCGCCGCCTGCGCCGACATCTGCGACCAGCACGCAAGCATTGAAGGCATCGCGCAGCGGTGTGCTGCGGAGATCAGGGCAAGGAACAAGACATGACCGACGACGAAATCGCCGCGCTGATGAACTACACCGCAGGCGCACACTGGGGCGACGAGGCGCACTTCCAGCGGTTTGCCGTTGCATTTGAAAACGCTTTGCAAAAGCGTTTCGTGACCACCTCGATGCCAGCAATCAAGCTGGCAATGGAAGCCGAGCGCCAGAACGGCGCAGCCGCCGAACGCCAACGCTGCGCCCAGATCGCCCGCGAGTGGGACGTAGCTCACCCGATCACCAACTTCGGAGGGTGCATCGCCCGCTTCATTGAGGGTAACAACCCATGAAACCCAGCCACCTAACTACACCACGCACGCTAGCCAACTGTACTTTCACTGTCGGCTACAGCATCGCAGAGCCGAGGCGCTACAGCCAAGAGCTAGGGCTTATCATTGTGGCCTGCATTCTGGGAGCCCTGCTATGGACGTTGCTCTGACCATCGACATCATCGTCTGCGCGGTGTTGGCCGCTGTCGGTGCGCTACTGTTCTGGCCGCAGCTATGACCCCGCCCAGAGGCTGCGACCAACAGGGTCGCTACCCAGAAGCTGCCGAGGCCGCCACAGAACTTGGTGCCGACGACTTCACCGACGCCGCCAGGTTCGTCATCTGGCAGGTCGTGTTCGCCGTCATCATCGTGAGCGCTATCGCTGGGGCGGCGGCGCTGCTATAGCGTCGTAGGCCCGCTCGCAGGCCGCGCCGGCAGTGCCGCGAGCGTCGGCTACGGCAGCAAGCTCTCCAGCCGCTTGCGTAAGCCCTCGGAGCAACTGGGTGAGCACAACTCCGGGGTCTTGGGCTGGCGCGCCTCCGAAGGCAGGGGCGGCACTGTCGCGGGTGGGATTGGCGCACTGGGCGGCGATGACTTCGGCACGGCGCTGCAGGCTGTCAGCAGCACTGCGAGCGCGGGCAGCGTCAGCAGTCGCAGCGCGGATTCGGTTCTGGGCATCGGTCTGCACCTCCGTGTGAGCGGCCTGCCAGCGGGCCTCTAGGGCTCGCGCTGCCTCGCTGGCGGCCAAGGCCTCAGCCACCAGTTGCTCGCGCTCCTGCGCCCGTTCTGCGCGTTCTCGGGCCAACGATGACTGAGCCCGCATCTCGGCCCGCTCTGCTGCGCGTAGCTCCCACAGCAGCGTGCCCGACAGCACCACCAGGCCGATGCAGGCGACGCCGAGGGCGTAGGCGGCGGGGCGGTAGATCATTGGCCCAGACACTGCCGGTTTTCAGCCTGCCGGCGCAGGGTCAGACCGCGCAGTGGCTCACCACGGAAGCGATCCCAACGCAGGATCTCAGCGCAGGCCCCAGCGTAATCGCCCGCGTTCAGCCGGCGCACCAGCGTCGAGCCGCAGAACGCCCCCGGCCCGATGTTGTACGCTAGGCTCAGGAAAGCGTCGTATTCGTACTGATGCAGCGGCACCCGGACGCACTGCTTCAGAGCGCCTTCGAAGCGCTGCACATCTTGCAGCTTGCGCACCAGAGCCTGCACAGGCTCGATGCGGTCGCCGGGTTTTACGCCGGCAGTGGTGCCGAATCCGATGGTCGGCACATCGCCCTTGACCGGAATGTACGCTTCGCCACGGTAGCCCTCATGGACGGCGATGCCGACCAGAGCGGACGCAGAGAGCGTCAGGGCACCGATGACGATGCGGGCTTTCATTCGGTATCCGGCGCGCGCTGAAAGTGCATCTTGCCCCAGCGGTACAGCAGAAAGCCGATCTGCAGCACTAGGTAGATCAGCGTGGCCCACAGCACCAGGTCATTGATCGGCATCCCCGCCACGGTAGCGCCGGCAACGGCAACTGGTGGCGAGGCCTTAGCGGCTTCGGCGGCGATGTCGGCTTTCTGTTGCATCGTCAGGCTCATAGCTGATGTTCGGCCGCGCGGGCTTCAAGTTCCATTGGATGGTTGCGGTATCCGTAGCGAACCAAGCCCCACAGGTACGTGACATAGTATCGCAGCAAACCCATGCGTTGATACTGCTGCCAGTGCTGCCGCTCATGCTGTATCAGGCGCTGGTTGCCGAGATGTTCCGGCAGGATGTAAATCCCCCACGGAGCCAGCGCTACGCCCGCAAAGCCGAAGCGGCGTAGGGTCCAGGCGATGATGTGGCGGGCGGGGCGGGGGATCATTCTGTAAGAGCGTTGACAGGTTGCTCGGAGAGGGCGTTGCGTTGCCGTTCAACCTCTCCCACCGTGCCGACTGCCGCCGCGCGCTTGGCCTCGCCGGTGCGGCGCTGGGTGTCAATCACGATGTCCAGTAGCTTGCGGCGCTCTTTCTCTGGCAGGCCGTTCAGCAGGTCAAGCATGCTTTGGTTGGTTTCTGCGGCCTTGCGCAACACCTCAACGGTCTTTTTGTCCAGCCGCTTGTTTGCGCTGGCAAGGCTAAGGTTTGTTGCCGTGATGGCCGGCTGAAACCAGTTGGGCAGGCGCAGCTTTGACCTGTTCGCCTCCAGAATCAGCGCAAGGTCTTTCTTGCCGCCTTCGGCAAGTTCTGCGGCGCGCTTGTCCATTTCAACCTGCCGCGCCAGCTTGTCCAGCGTAGGCATCTGCGCCGACATTTCTTTGAAGACGTCGTAGCGGCCGGGGCCAAAAATTGCCTCTACGGCGTCTTTGTTGTCGCCGCGCACCAGCTTGACAAACTGCTGCGGGCTGTCTTTAAACATCTCCAACGCCTGCGCTGCCATCTGTTTCTGCGCGATGACGTCCATTCCTTGGCTGTAGGTCTGAAGATACTGGCGCCAGCCGGGACCGCCCGCCGCAGTTTCAATGGCGTTGTCAATCACGGGGCGCAACTTGTCCAGCACTGATGCCGTCAGCTTGGCGCCGGCCTTCGGGTCGTCAATCTTCAGGACGTCGCGTACGCGCTGCGCCACGCCCTCTTTGCGGATGGTGTACAGATCGTGAGCGTCAATGACGCCGCCGTTGCGCTGCGCCAGATTGACCAGATCATCTCGCACCAGACCCAAAACCTTTGTCAAGTCATTGCTGGCTCGCAGGCCTGGCGTATTCAACGAACGATCAATCGAGCCAAGCAGCGGATCAATGCTCAGCGGCTTGAGCCCATATGCTTCCAGACTGCCGATCTGACGTTCAATGAAATCGCGCTCGGAGCGGCGCCGCTTGGCAACATCTGCAAAAACGTCAGCGGTTTCCTGCCATTGATTTGCTGCGGCGCCTTGCGCTCGCGCTGCTTGCGTTGCGCTGACAGTGGGAATGCGACCTGTCTGAGCCGCTCGTTGCATCTGTTGCGCAGCGGCTTCGCCGCGCTGTGCGGCCTCAGTGGCGGTGCGGCCAGACTGCTGCAGCGCAGACACCATCGACTGCTGCTTTGCCGCAGCCTGCGGGCCGAGCCGAGCCATCGTCTGCCCCGCTTGATTTGCCGCGCCAAGTTCAGTTTCGCGCATCGGCGCGACCAAGGCATTCAGCGTTGCTTGCGCCTCCTCCTGCGCCCGCCGCGATTCAGTCTGCGACCGCCCGCCCGCCATGCGGGCCAGTTCCTCCTCGGCCAGAGCGCGCCGGTTGCGGGCAAGCTGCGCAGAGAAGTCCGTGGGCTCAAAGGCCAGAAGCGCCTGCCACGCTTGGCGCGGAAGCTCTGCGGTTGCTTGTGCCGGAGAGGTGCCGGGTTCGGCGGCGGCCAAGCCGGCTTTGATTGCGCCGAGCTGATCTCCTGCAGCTTGGCGAGCAATGTTTGAGGCGCTTCGTTGAGCCGACGAGCGCAAGGTATCAACAGCACGCGCCCCCAGCCTTACGGCCTTGCCAAGCCCCTGCCCCAGCATCTCGCCCAAAGCGTATTCCTGCGCCCCGGCACGCAAATCAGGTTGCTGGCCCTGCAGCACTTCTGATCCGGCGCGAGCCCCGAGGAAGCTCGTCAGTCCGCCAGCGAGCGCGCCGCCTGCGGCAGCAACAGGCCCAGCGGGCGCCATTGCCGCGCCGCCCCTGATGGCACCACCAGCGGCTGCCAACGCTTCCGCAGATGGCTGCACAAATCTGGCGATGTCACTGACGTTTTGGCGGACCCCTTGCGCCAGCCGTCTGCCCACAGGGATTGGCGCCTCTGGCGGCGCCTGATACGGACCGGCGCCTGGAATTTGCCCCGGCGGCGCCATCGTGCTCGCTCTTTCGCCGGCAATCTGACGGGCGTAGCCGGCAAGCTCTTGATCTGACAGCGGCTTGGCGGACTCAAAGTCGTAAGTCTTGCCGCCAATCTCAAGCGTGTACTTTGGCATGACTACGGCCTTTCGGTGACGAACACGCCGGGGGCAATTTCTCTGCGATTTCCCTGCGCTGGCGCTGCCGCAGGAGTTGCTGGCGCACGCGGCGCTGCTGGTCCGGTTTGAGCCGCAGCGGGAGCCGTGGGCGCCGTTGCCGCAGAATCAAACGAGACAACGCTTGATCCGAGCCTGCCCTTGCGGTCACGAAGGATGCGCAAAATCTCGTTTGCAGCGGCCCGCCTGATGTTGTTTGGGGTGGTCGGGTCCGCAAGTTTGCCCGCAGCCTCTTTGTAGGAGGCGGTGTCTTTGTCGGACTGTGGCCCTTCAAAGCGAGGCACGATTTTGAGCACCATGTCGGCAATCGGCTGCAATTTACCAATTGCGACTGCGCCTGGCGTGCCAATTCCAACAAATCCAGCGGCAACATCAGCAAGTGCGCCTGCCCCGCTGCCGGTTGATCTGTCAATCAACCCACCTGGCTTCACGGCCTGCTCCAGTTCGGCAATAACGCCGGCAATCTCCGTGGCTTGCGATGCGCGCTCAACTTGCGCGCGGCCCGTTGCTGTGCCTGCAGCTTGCGCTGCAGCCATGCGGGCTTGGAAGGCCGGGTCTGCGCGTTGCGCTGCTTCTTGCTCAAGAATGCGCAAACGTCGCTCGGCTTGCAAAACTCCGGCTCGGTCGTTATTTACGCGAGCGGTTTCAAGATCAACCCTTGCCTGCGCAATTTCATTTGCCTTGATCTGAGCCGCAGTCATGGCGGCGGGATCGGCAAGCAGATTCTTGATCAACTGCTCATTTTCCGCAAATTCTTGAGAGCCCTGCAGGCCGGCAGCAGTCATGCGCTTGCGTTCTGCTTGCGCTTTCTGTAAAGCAGACATGGTTTCGGGCTTGCGTTTTGCACTCTCCAGTAACGCCAAATTTTCTGGCGTTCTTTCCAGTGCAAAGTCTTTCAACATCTGAGCTTCTGGCGACAAACGCTCCGTGGCGGGCTCTTTTGTGCCTTTGCGCGCATCCGCAAGTTTCTGCAGGTTTTCAAACGTAACCGGTTGCCCCATTTCCGCCAAAAGCGCCGCATCGCCAGATGCGCTCGCAGGCTTTTCCATAGCTTGCTTGATAATTCTCAGATTAGCCGGGTTGCGCTCAAGGCCAAAATCATCTAGCAATTTTGCTTCCGGCGACCTTGTGTCTTTTGGCTCTGCCACGGCTGCGCCTGATTTTGCGCGCATAAACGCAGAAAACTCGTCGCGCTGCTCTGGCGTCATTGACGCCCAGCGATCAAGTAAACGCTCGGTTTCGGTTGGCTCTGGTGGCTTTTTTGTAGACTGATACAAAATCTGGCCACTTGGGCTTATCAGGTTTCCTTCAATTGCAAAAGGCCTCGCGCCCTGCCGCAGTTCGTTCTGCTTCAGCAGCAAATCAGCGGCCTTTTGCCCCTCTGTTCCCAAAGAAAGAAGTGGCAAGAGGTTGACTTGCCCGTAGCGCTGCTGCGTTGCGTCGACTGGGGCGCTTGGTGCGCCGCCCATGCCGGCAAGTGGTTCGACAGTCGTTTGCCCAAGCGCCGCCCGCATGCTGCGCATTTGCGCTGCGGCCTGCTTCATCTCTGCGCTTTTGCCAAGAAACTTTGGCATGCCGGCCAACGCATCGGCCATCTGATCCAGCATTTCTGGCGAAAGCTCTTGCCCCTGAGCCTTGCGGATGATTTCAGCAACGCCAGAGGATGCCGCGCGCTCCTGTTCTGCCTCCCGCATCGCCATCGCATTCCGCTGCAGTCCCTGCATGGCGCTGGCGGCCTGCGCCACCTCGGCAAGCATGTTGGCCTGCGACGGCGCTTGGTAGGTAATCGGCTTGAACTGGCTGGCCAGCAGCGGGAGTCTGGTGTCGAGCGGCATGTCAGCCTCCAGTGCGTCCGTAGATGTCAAGCATTCGGTTCAAAAGCTGGTCTTGCCGCTGCTGGGCCTGATACCCTTGCAGCGCCCCAATCGCCCCTTGCAGGCCCGAAGTGTACGCCGAGGTACGCCCGATGCGCCCCGAAACCAGCGCGTTCGCGCCCTGCATGCCGAGCTCGCCAGCTTGGCTTGCGTAGTTCTGGCCGGCCTCGCCTGCGCGAGACGTTGCGCCAGTTCCGAACCCAGCAATCTGGGCCAGCCGGTTAAACGATTTGTCGTACTCTTGCGAGGCCAAATCCTGCGCAAACCGCTGGCCGGCTTTCATCGCGCCGCCACTCAGCAGGTTGCCCCGCGAAGCCTGCAGCCGCTCCAGCGCTTTCATGCCCTCACCCAGCCGGAAGCCGTAGCCAGGCTCGGCTGTCACCTCGCCGCGCGTGATCTGTCCTAGAGCATTGACACCAGCCTCGTAATAAGGCTTGTTCATCTCCATGAACTTGTTGTAGATGTCTCGCTGCAGCTCGAGGGCTTTGTCTGCCGATGCCGCCTGCGTCTGCGCCGCGCTCTTGGCCGCTTCGCCCGCAGCGATGCCGCTCACCGCGCTGCCAACACCACTGACGATGGCACCGCCGGCAGGCGTTTGAATAAACTTCAGCGCCCTGTCCAGCAGGTCGCCGCCGCCAAGAACTGCAGACGGAATGTTGGTGCCTTTGGTAAGAATTCCCGTGCCGGCAACGCCTGCGCCTTCTGTCGCGGCAGTCTCAGACATGCCTTCAAGAAAACCGCGATCCGGCACTGCCGCCTCCGTAGCCGCCACATCCCCGCCAGCGCCAACCACATCCGCACCGCCGCCCATGATGTTGGTGGGCAGGTTGGTCAGATCGGCGGCAGTCAAAGCCCCGGCGCCGCCGCTTACCGCCGGCATGATCGGCGCACCAGATGCGCCAACGATGTTGCCGCTGACAGCGCCGAGTCCCTCCAGCGCACCACCTGCGGCAATAGATCCTGCGCCACCAACTCCCGTCAGCGCATTGGTCACAGGCGCCAGCGCATTGCCCAGCGCCCCGGCGCCAAAGTACGCCCCCACAGACGGTAGGACGAATTCCTTGAAGAAATCTCCGAAGCCGCTGACCTTGACGGTCCGCTGGTTCGTTACTTCGCCAGTGGGCAGGCGAAAACCAATGGTCTGCCTGTCCTTGTTGATCTGGCTGGCATCGGTGACGAAATCGTAGCCCTCGGCCCGCTTCGACTGAATCCAGTTCAGGAACTCGGGCGAGTAGTCCTCCATGACGTTGCCGTCAGGGCCGATGTACTGCGCCCTAAGCGGCCCGGTCCACCCGAGTTGCGGCGCAACCATTTCCCAGTTCTGCGGGCTCTGCAGCCCCGCGATCTGCGAGTCATACGGCCCCGCAACATAGCCGCTCTCGTCAACAGTGCCAGAGAACTGCGAGAAAAACGGGTCACTCGCGGAAAGCCATTGCTGTGCCATGATTCACCTCACCCAATCCGCCAGTTGGTACCGTCGCTGAACACCGGCACGACGTTCGCGCCGCCGCCAGCCACAATCGAGTGGAACGTGGTCGCGTTGGCATCCGTCACCACGGCCCGTGCGCCTGCGCCGGCAGTGCCTGCGGCCACCAGCGCGGCCACGGTCTGCGTGCCGTTGTTGATCCACTTCGCGCCAGCCGTCAGCGTCAGGCCAGGCACGCGCAGTGAGGTCACGCTGCTGTTGCCGATGGTGACCTCGTTGCTGACGGTGGCACTGGAAGCCTGCGAGCCGTTGCCCACCAGCGTGTTGTTCGAGCCCGTGGTGATATTGTTACCCGCTTGGCGCCCGATACCGGTGTTACCGGCGCCCGTGGCCAGCAGCAGCGCATCAGCACCGTAGCCAGTGTTGTTGTCGTTGCTGACAACAGCGTTGAGGGCCCGGTAGCCGCCCCCAGTGTTGTAATTTCCGGTTGTGACGGCCGACAGCGCATCGTAGCCATCCGCAGTGTTGCAGTCCCCACTGGTACAGGCATCCAGCGCCTGCGATCCGTACGCCGTGTTCTGGATTCCGTCAGTGTTACTGGTCAGCGCGTTGTACCCGCCAGCGGTGTTGTTCGACCCCGTGGTGTTGCTGTCCAGCGCCGCATCGCCCACGGCGATGTTGGTGGCCACGCTGCCGCCGCCCAGCCCCACGGCAACACCAACCTCCTTGGACAGGTCGAACGACGCGAAGATGTTGTCGTCGGTCTTGATCAGCGTGCCCAGCGAGGTCTGCAGCACGAACTTGTACGAGTTCCCAGCTGTCAGCCAGATCTGCGCGGGCGTCCTGCCGGCGCTGTCTAGCACGATGGGGTTGGCGTTGGCCGTGCCGCCAGACGAACTGGTGTACGTCGCAATCGGCGTGGTCGTGCCGGCAGCGTAGGTGTAGA